ACTATCAGACCGGCGGTCTTGGCACGCCGTATCCGGATGTCGCAGGGGTATTCGCCTTCGTTCCAGAGCAAGATCACATGGGCGGCGTATTGCGGCTCCATACCTAACTGGTAAACCTTTTTCTTATTCATGGCCCACCGCTTTTATCCCATTGTCACTCCAATACTCCTCGGCCAGCCTCGGGTAGGCGACATACTCGCCGGTCTCACCGATAAACCGTCCCTTGCTGAAAGCCTTTCCTCCCTCGACCCATATTTTCAGCGTGGCATCATACATCACGCTTTCGGCCGCATCACCTTTCGGGTTCTTGCCTTTGGCATGGCTGATGAAGATGAACAACTTGCCGGGGAAAGCCTCTTTCAGCGCGATGTAGTCACGGTAACTCATGCGGGTGTACTGGAAACTGTCAACCACCACGATGTTATAACTCTTGTGGCGACGTAAGCGGGCTTTTAACGCTTCCATGTCCTCCTGTATGAAAGCCAGCCGGCGGCTTACTTCCGACATGCCGTGCATCTTCAGGTTGTTCTGTACCGTCAGGCACGCGCCCTCTTCCAGGCTGTTGTAAACCACACGGTCATACTTGCAAAGCTCCTTGCACAGTTGCATGACGAACGACGTCTTACCGTTACCGCTGTTTCCCCAGATAAACCACACGCCGACACGCTCCGGTGTTCCGAACGCCTCCTTCCATTTTCCCTCGAAGGGGAAAGTATTATATTTTTTGTCCAGTATATCCCGGACGCTCAATGCTCGTTTCATATCTTTTGAACGGTGTTTGAATGTTATTAAAACGCTGTTTTACTCACCCATCCGTTTGGCTCGGTGGATTGCCTTCTTCACGCGGCGAAGGTCGAAGTCGCACGGCTCGGCATCCCGGATCACCTCCTCGATCTTCTTCTTGTCCTGCACGCCGTTGGCCACGCAGATGGAGTAGACATCGCCGGCGGTCGTTTCCTCCAGTTCGAAGTATTTACGCCCCATGCGGCTGAAAAACTCCTTATATCCGGGTTTCTGATGGCGCAAACCGAGGCTGATGCGCTTCTTGATGTAGTCGGTGGAAAGGAAAACGATTCCGCTTTTATCCTCCAGCTTGTTGTACATGCTAATGAAGTAATGGAACACCGGCTCGGTCAGCTTGTCCGCCTCGTCGAAGATCAAAAGCGGAGCGTCCATCTGTATCACGTCGTCCAGGATCAGGCCCCAGATCTCACGGATATTGTGCCCGTCCGTCTTGATCCCGACCTTTTGGGCGATCTCACGCACGAAGTCACCCTTCTTCATGTCCTCGGAGCAAAGGATGTAGAAAACCTCCTTGTGCTCTTCCGTGTAAAGGCGCGCCGTCGTCGTCTTTCCGCATCCGGCCTCGCCGACCACCCACGTCACGTTGCGCCAGCGCTGGGCGTCATCCAGCACATAGCTTATTTCCTGATAGGCGGACGTTTCCACGATCTGCCAGCCGGTTTCGGCCTTTCCGCCGCCTACCTGCGAGGCGATCTTGCGGAACATATCGTCCGAGATATTCTCATACTTGCCGTTCATGATACTGCTGATCGTCCCGACACTGGTGTTCTTTAAGCTGCCCGCTGCCTTGTTCTGGCTCGGGTATTTGGCGACGTATATCCGGAGTGCCTCGCGGATAGCGTCCTTTTCTTTGGTACTTAATGGCTCCATTTCAATTATATTTTATCGTTATTGTTTTCTATTTATAATTTACCTGCCACCTTGCGGGTATCCACAATCTTGTTTTCCGTCAGCTGATCCCAGGTAAGGAGGCTGGCTTTCTTGGTGCTCCTACCCAGCCGGATTTCTTCCGGGTCGCAGCTGTACCGTCCGGTCCTGCGGTCGATTTCACGCTGCACCTCTTTGGTCACGCCTTTCAGTTTCGGGGTACTCAGTCCTTTCTGTTCGGGAGCCACGCCGTAAGCCCATTCTATTTCTTTGGCTATCACCTGGCGTTCGATACGGTCGCGGATATTCGCCTCCTGTTCCTGCCGGATAAATTCGGCCTCACCTTCCGCCTGGTCCTGAATGGCACGGTGAATAACCATGTAAGGTTCCGCCACCCGTTCGAACCGGAGCTGCCCGGCATTGTCCCTCCAATACAGGCGGATACTCCGGAGGTCGTTCGGGTCGTACTTGACATGGAACTTGCGGTACGTGTTTTTCCGCCGCCACTCATGGTCAGGCTCTCCGGGGACTGCAAATACCTCGTAGGTCTTTTTCAGCTTGCCGATGGTTATCTGTATGCCTTGATCGGTGAAAGTGGCCGGGCGTTTTGTCCAGATCCAGAAGATGTCCACCATGTCCTGCACCGTTACCACGTCGGTTTCCTCGTTCACGCTTTTTTCGTACATCTCAATGCGGGGAATCCCGGTCGCCGGGTGCTTGGCCTCGTTCCAGGCCTTGCGCGCTTCAGCGTAGTGGACTTTCAGTTCGTCCAGGGTGAAAAGCTGGTCGTCGTTTTCGTCAACAAACTCAAGGTTCGGACGGCTTTCGGCTTTCACCGCCGTGATGTTCATACCGGTAAACCGCCAGTCCTTATGCAGTTCCTGCTGCTGGAACCGGCTGAATATGTTTTCAATCGTCTTGGATTGCCCGCTGTACGGGGCTGTCGGACGGTGGATATGGCATATCCTGTCGAAAAAGCCTTCCTTTTCGTCCCCTTCCTTCCGGTTCAGTTTCTTGTGTCCGCCCTGGTTGTCGTGCACAATCTCGAAAGGCTTGTGCCCGCTCACCTGGATGGCCATGCGGTAGGCGTTGTATTGCGCCTCGAAATTCTCGTGATCGCTGATATAGTAACCCAGAAGAACCTCGCTGTACGCATCGACCACTTCGTACACCATCGTGGTGCGTACCTTTCCGTCCTCGTCCCTGTAATACAAGTTCAGTTTCGTACCGTCGCCGTACCAGAGGGTGTCGCGCCGGTCGGGTAGTTTCGTCTTGTGCTTCCTGCCGTAACGCTGGTGGGCGGCCATTTCGCCGAATACAGCGTCATACCAAAGCTGCTCAATTTCCGGACGTTCGAACCATTGCACCATGCTCCGCTTGCTTTTGAGCGGTTTCCAGTCCTTTTCCAGCGCGATGCGGTTTATTTCATCAAATATTTGCGCATAGTTATAGACTGGGACCCGGCTCCGGCGCAGGGCGATCAGTTGGCGGCCCATCTCCGGGGTAATCTTGACGGTGCTTTTATTGCCGACCTTTCCGGAAATAAGGGAAGCATAACTTTCCTTTTTGTACCGGCTGATTTTCTCTTTCAGCCGGGCGAGGTTTTCCGGCAGGGTGTGGTGGTATATCTCGCGCAGGTTCTCGCTGGTGGCTGCCACATTTTCCCATACGGTGCTCAGGCTGTTGCCGTACATCTTGCGATCTCGCATCTTTATCTCCAAATCAATGACAAGCGCGTTAAGGACCGAGGCGTTCAGCGTGTATTCCGCTTTCAGCTTGTCGCTAAGGCTGGTTTCCACGCCGTTCATTTCATAGCGATGATCCTCGAAAAATGTACGGGCTTTGTCGTCTATCTTTACCCTGTCTATCATACGCTGTTGTTTTAATAATTCTGTCGGATCGCCGTATTTCGCAACGAAACGGATCTTGTATTTTTCACGGAGCGAGGAATAGATTATCAATGCGTAGGAACCTTCGCCACCGCCACGATGAGCAGTTCGGATGTTGCCTCTTGCGATATTACTTTTCAAAGTGTTATACTTTATAACAGGATCATCGCCGGAGGTAAGCTCCTCGTAGGTTACACATAGTTCGTTTTCAAAATATTCCATCACTCGGTTATTTTGTTTACATTTGCAGAAAAATGTTAGTTATGAATAGAATTGAAGATCCTATAACAGAGAAATTGAGAAAAGAACCCGGAACGGCAACCTATACATTCTATCGAATATTTATTGGAGATCGTGCCGGCATAGCTGAAACAGACGCGAAAGAACTTGTCCAAAGCATTAAGTCTTTCGGTGGAAGTGTTGGCATTAAAAATTTCTCTGAAGTTTATCTCCATGATAATGAAAGTATGGCATCATTATATTCTACGTTCCAAATACATCACACGCAAGATGCTGTCCTCGTTAAGGTGGCATCGCTTTTCGCGTTCGCAGCATCGCATAAACTCTGTCTCGCTAACCAAACATTTGTGCCCAAATAACTCTTTTAAAGGCGGGCGCACAATTCTATGAAATTCAGGATTGGTGCTTGAACATGCCATGTGTCT